TCGAACTAAACGCTATTGCCGAAGCGAATAAAAATAAGTTAGCGAAAGAACAAGAATTTCAAGCGACCATCGAACAAATAGACGAACAAAACTTCCAAAAGAGAACTGAAAAACAATTAGGCGCAGAAGGTTACGAACTCGAATTAGTAAGACAAAAATACTTTGAGTTAGAAGAAATGGCAAAAGGAAATGCCGAACAAGAAGCCATTATAACCGAAGCAAAGAGAAATGAAATAAACGAAATTGAAAAGAAGTACGACGAAGAAAGTAAAGCAAGAAAAGAAGAAGCAATAAAACGCGACGCAGATTTAGTAAAGTCGGGGTTAACTCTTATTGCAAATATTACTGACTTGTTTGCTAAAAAAGGTATGAAGGAATCTAAAAAAGCCTTCCAAATTAAAAAGGCGGTTAGTATGTCAACGGCATTAATAGACACTTATTTAAGCGCAGTTTCAGCGTACCACTCACAATTTAAACCCGTATCCGATGCGAGTAGCCCTATTCGTGGTGGTATCGCCGCAGGTATAGCCGTTGCCGCAGGTTTAGCCAACGTCGCTAAAATAGGAATGCAGAAATTCGAAGGCGGTGGTTCTTCGGGTGGTGGTGGTGGCGCTACGGGTGGCGGTGGTGGTTTAGGTGGTGCAACACAAGCCCCTACGTTTAACGTTGTAGGAAACAACGGACTTAATCAATTAGCCCAACTTCAACAACAACCAACCCAAGCCTTCGTAGTTAGTGGACACGTTACCACGGCGCAAAGTTTGGATAGAAATAGAATAGAAAACGCAACACTTTAAGAATAATTTAATTAATTAGATATGAGAATAATCGAACTCATTATAGACGATAAAGACGAACAAAGCGGAATAGATGCGGTTAGCGTTGTTCATAGTCCCGCAATCGAAGAAAACTTTATAGCGCTAAATAAACACGAAGTAGAACTAAAAGAAGTTGACACCGAGAAAAAGATTTTAATGGGTGCGGCTTTAATCCCTAATAAACAGATTTACCGCAAAAACGCAAAGGGCGAAGAATACTATATTTACTTTTCTCCCGACACAATTAGAAAAGCAAGTGAATTATTTTTGATGCGCTCAAATCAAAACAACGCGACCTACGAACACGAAAAAAAGTTAACGGGTTTAAGTGTTGTGGAATCGTGGATAATTGAAGACGAACAAAAAGACAAATCTAAACTATACGGATTCGACTTACCTAAAGGAACTTGGATGATTTCGATGAAAGTAAATAACGACGAAGTTTGGAACGATGTCAAAGAAGGCAAAGTAAAAGGATTCTCAATAGAAGGTTATTTTGCTGATAAATTCGAAATGAGCGCAGAAGAAGACGAAGCCACCGAGGTGCTAAACGAACTTAAAAAACTATTAAACATAAAATAAAATGGCTACTATTAATTCAATCTTAAATAAGATTCATAAAACAGAATTAGAAACACACGAAACAAAATTAGCTTTAATAGACGATTTAAAAAGCGTTATAGCCAAAGTAAAATCAGAAGAAGGAGAATCTAACAAAATGAAAACGGAAGCATTAAAAGCTAAAAAAATGTTTGACGATGCAACCAACTTAAAGAACTCTTTACAAAATACCTACGAATCTAACAAGGTTAAATACAACAAACAACTGCAAGAAAACAACGCTTTGTTTAAAGGTATTTCTAACCAAGCTAAAGAACTTGGAATTGCAGTTACTGAATTACCTATTTACAAAGAGTATGTAAATGCTTCAAATATTTTGAACGAATTAAATAAATCTAACCAAACTAATTGGGAATTAATTTCTAAATATTAGAAATGGCAAAGCAAACTAACGTAAAAGTTCACGTTGCAAAACCTAAGGTAAAGCGCCCAAATGTACACGCAAAAAGCAAAGCGAGTAAGTTAAAAACAAGTAAGAATTACTTAAAAATATATAAAGGTCAAGGATAATGTTAGAAGGAAAAAGAAGCAGCCCAATAGGTGGCAAAAGAGGTTGTCTATGCAAAGACGGAAAATACCGCAAAAAGTGTTGTACGGGTGAACTACAAAACCAAGGAATAGGAAGCGACGTTACACCACCGAACCCCGTACCACCCCCACCCCTTTGGTATCCGAAACCATAAAAATGCAACAATTAAAAATTAAATAAGTTATTAGATTATGAAAAACATTTTAGACAAAATCAACCGAGCGGATGAAATCCAAGCCAACTTGGAATTAGATAAAACCGAATTAGCTAAACACGAAATTAATTTAGGAAGTGTTGAAAATTTACAAAAGTATATTAACGATAGAAAATCGATTGTTAGTAGTTACGATAAATCAATAACAAAATTAGCGGGAATCTATAGAGATTTAGACGATGTTATGGAAGCCTTAAAAGGATTAAAAAGCTATGTGATTAAACAAAATGATTTAGCAGGTAAAGATTACAATGCAATAGAAGCAAGTGCAAAAGAATTGGGAATTAATGCAAATGACATTCCCGTATATAAACAAGCCGAAGTTATATTTAATGATAATCAAAAATTGATTAGCGAAATTGACACAATACTAAAGAAAAAATAAAACACAAATGAAAAATAGCACACTATTAGAAAAAATCAAAGCTATGCTTTCTAACGAAGTAAAGTTAGAACAAATGCTTATGGGCGATGGAGTAACCAAAATCGAAGCCGAAACTTTCGAAGCGGGTAAAGAGGTTTTTGTCGTAACTGAAGACGAACAAAAGATAGCCGTTCCCGTTGGTGAATACGAATTGGAAGACGGGCGTATTTTAGTTATCGTTGAAGAAGGTATTATTTCTGAAGTTAAAGAGAAAGAAGAAGAAGTAGAAGAAGAAGTAAAAGAAGAAGAAACTACCGAAGAAGCACCCGTAGAAGAAGAAATGAGCGAAGCCGTAGCAACGCCTAAAAAAACTATCGAGTCTATTGTTAAAGAAACTTTCTTTAGCGAAATCGAAAGACTAACAAATGAAAACGAAATGTTAAAAGCCGAATTAGCAAAGATTACTAAAGTTGACGAAGTAGCAACAGAAGCTACCGAACTTTCAGAAATCCCCGCGCCTATTTCTTTTAACCCCGAAAATGAAAGCGCAGTAACCCACGTTAAGATAGGTTCTAAAGCGCCTAAAGGAATCATAGATTCCGTATTAAACAAAATGTATAAATAATTAAAATTTAATAAAATGCCAAATCCAACAATTACTACAACGTATGCAGGTCAGTGGGCAGGGAAATATGTTTCCGCAGCCCTACTTTCTGCACCAACTATCGAAGGCGGCGGGGTTACCGTTATGCCTAACGTCAAATTTAAAGCGGTTATCCAACGTTTGGAGACTACCGATTTCTTGAAAGATGCCACGTGCGACTTTACCCCCGTGGGTACGGTAGACCTTACCGAGCGAGTTCTTGAAGTTAAAGACCTTCAAGTAAATATGACTCTTTGTAAATCAGAGTTCCACAGAACTTGGCAATCAATCGAAATGGGTTATTCTTCTTTCGATACTTTGCCTAAATCTTTTGCTGATTATCTAATAGCTTACGCCGCTGAAAAAGTAGCAGCTGCAAATGAAATTTCTATTTGGCAAGGTTCTAACGCAACTTCAGGACAATTCGACGGGCTTTATTCAACTGCATTGGTTGACCCTAACTTACCACCCGCTCAATTAGTGCCTTCGGTTGCTATTACTGCCGCTAACGTTATCGGTGAAATGCAAGCCGTTTACGATGCTATCCCGTCTACTCTTTACGGAAAGCCCGACCTTAAAATCTATGTTTCTCAAAACGTAGCTAAAGCCTATGTAGCCGCTCTTGGTGGTTTCGGATTACTTACGGGATCTGAAGCTAACGCGGGTACTAACAACTTGGGAACTCAGTGGTACGCTAACGGAAGCCTTAGTTTTAACGGACTGCCTATTTTTATGGCAAACGGACTTCCTGCCGATTCTATGATGGCTACAACTGTATCTAACCTTTACTTCGGTTGTTCACTTTTAAGCGACACTCAAGAAGTAAGAGTAATCGATACAAGCGCTACATTGGGAGACGATAACGTACGAATCGTTATGCGAATGGCAGCGGGTGCGCAATACGGAGTTATCGAGGACATCGTAGTTTACGGATAATCAATAACTAAAATATAACGGGGTGGTGGATAAACTGCCACCCTTTTTTTTAAACTTTTTAAAACTAAAAATTATGAGCTGCGATATTAGCCACGGACGGGAAGAGCAATGTAAAGACGCGGTTGGTGGACTTCGAAATATCTATATTTTGAACTATGGTCTTTATGACCCACAAACGGACATTACTTACGACCCTACACCCGCCCTTTCAGATTTAATTACGGGGATTTCTTTACCCGCCTTATCTTCTATTTACAAGTTCGAATTAAAGGGTACAAACTCTTTCGAACAAACTATCACAAGTTCACGTGAAAACGGAACTACTTTCTTTGAGCAAGTGTTGTCTATTCAGTTGAAAAAACAAGACGCAGTAACACACAAAGAAATTAAGTTACTTTCTTACGGAAGACCTAACATTATCGTTGAAAATAACAATAACCAATACTTTATCGCAGGTCTTGTAAGGGGAATGGATGTTACTGCGGGGACTATCTCAAATGGTACTGCGTTGGGCGATATGAACGGTTACGGATTGACTTTTACGGGGCAAGAACCCGTAATCGCTAACTTCCTTGATTGTTCAGACGAAGCGGCATTGGTTGCTTTGTTAAATAACCCTACGGTAGTTAATTCATAAGAACTTTTGTTCATAGCGTAAATTGGGGGTTAATAGCCCCCTTTTTTATTGCACAAAAAAACGAATAAAGAGTTATTAATATATGATAGTAGTTCAAGAATCTAACGTAAGCCAAACCTTCGACTTTATACCAAGGTACGGAACGCCCGTAACTTTAGAACTTACCGACGAAAACACGAACGATACGGTATTAGTAGTGGGTACTTTTACGGCAGGTGACTACGTTTATTCGTTTAACGGGGTTTTACCCACGAAAGAAAACCACTTTTATTGGATGGTACTAAAAGACGGGGGTTCAAACATAGTTTTAAAGGAACGTATTTTTTGTACTAACCAACCTATTAACACTTTCTCTGTAAACAACGGGGGCTACGTTTCTAATCAAACCATTAATGACTTTATAATGTATGAATAATATACACGTTTTAAATTTAGCAGAATACCAACAGCCAACGATTCAAGAATCGAAGCGCGATAATTGGGTAGAGTTCGGCGAAGATAATAATTACTTCGGTTACTTGATAGAAAGGTACACCAAGTCGACCACGAATAGCGCCATTATAAACAACGTAGCGCGACTTATTTACGGAAAAGGTTTAAGCGCCTTGGACGCT